CAAATGATATTAAACATCTTAAAATGCTTCCAGATGGTAATGGATTCTTTGCTGAAAAAATTGGTATGCTTAAATCATTCTATGAAAGAGGTATGGCATATAGGTCTCTTCGATATGCTATCATTATTGATGATAATACAATTGTAAAAGCATGGGTTGAAAATAACCCAACAATAGGAAACCCAGAACCATATTATAAAACAAGACCAGAGCATATTGTAACTTGGATGATTGAAGACCACTTTCAAAGACAAAAAGATGGGAAAGAGTTTAAAAACAGAAAAGAAAACCCATAAAATAAAAGTGGGTATTATTCCTTGACATACCCTCTAATTGTGTTATAATGTAAATATAGAAAGTGAAGAGAGTATTATGAATAAAGTGAAAGAATTTCTAACTGCTGAGTTTATTGGGTCTGTATTCGGTTTAGTCGGTGCTTTTCTGATTGCCTTAGATATCAAAGAAGCATTCTTCGTTTTCTTAGTGACCAATGTGATGTTTATTAAGATGGGTTTTGAAAAGAAACTTAGATACTTCACCATATTACAGTTTGCGTTTTTAACTTCTACCATTATTGGTATTGTGAGGAACTTCCTATGAAGATATTCGAAGCAATGATAAAATATGATAAAGAAGATTGTCCACTCTGTGCTCCAGGGACTACTTTCTCTGGGACTCATGCTAACATTGTTCATATGGTAACCCCTGCTCATTCTATCGAAGATGCTAAAGAGTGGTTCAAAACACAAGGTCATTTATTTTCTAAAGTAAAAGAAGTTGGAGGGAGTAATTTCTATGAGTAAAGGAAAGTGGTCAGTGCCGTTACCAGACGGGACAACAAGAGAAATGCCTTTTGATGAATATCTAAAATTATCAGAAGAAGAGAAACAAACATTCAATGGTTGGGTTGGTAATAAAGAAACTAAAAAGGAAGAACCAATTGGTATCCCAACTTCAAGTTTAGAGGAGTTTTTCAAATGATTAAACAATTTTTTCAAATCTTTGCTATTGCGTTTACATTCTTATTTGTCGCTTCAGTTACACTTGACTCGAAAGCAACTGTCATTGAAGCATTTGTAACAATTAGTGATGAGTTAGAAAAAAATATATTATATCAAGACTCTACAATTGTTGTAACTAAGAATGGAGTCTATAGTAAAAGAACTGGTAATAAAATAATCTTCACCCCTGCTGATGATTGGGTTGAAGAAGACTTTTTTACTCAGCAACAAAAATATTGTGAAAAGGAAAGTAAATGATTAATGTTATGTTTGTAGGTTGGTTATTGATACTAGCACTAATGTTGACTGGTTGTAACACAACTTACGATTATGCGATGATAGTCTAAATGACAAAAACTGAAGCAGTAAATTCGGTTAAGGTAATCGAAGACTATTTCTCAAACTTCGAAAACATCGAAGAGTATATCCGTCAACAAAAATTATTAAAGATGGAAGATATCCCTGCGAGTCTTCCAGGCATGGGTATTGAAACAGACTTGTTTGACGAGTTTGATATGTCACCACAAGATATGGACTTTGAACTTGTGCCAATGAGAGAAGGTCTGTGGAATCAATACATCAGTATAATCTCAAGTCATGCGAATATGACAAGCATCCCAGGAAAGACTATCAAACTAGGTGTTAAAGAAAAGAACACCAATAAGTATGTGGGATTCATTCGACTGGGTTCTCCAGTAATTAATATGAAACCTCGTAATCAACTACTTGGTAATGTCCCAGAGTTGACAAGTTTTAATAAGCATGTTATAATGGGGTTTGCGATTGTACCATCCCAACCGTTTGGTTTTAATTATTTGGGTGGTAAATTGTTAGCAGGCATTTCTACTACACACGAAGTAAAAGAAATGATTGACAAAAAGTATGGAACTAATATAGTGATGTTCGAAACAACTTCTCTATATGGTAACAGTAAATCTGCTAGTCAGTATGACGGTATGAAACCTTTCCTTAGATTTAAGGGTTTGACTGATTCAGATTTTATGCCAACAATAATTGGTGAGTCGTTTGACAAACTATGTGAAGTTGCTAATCACGAAATGATTTGGGACATCACAGTTTCTTCACCGAAGATGAAAGCAATGAATCAGATAGTTGGTAAAATTAAACGAACACTTGATGGTGATGATTTAGAACACTTTAAGAATGTAGAAACGAATGCTAAGAAGTTAATTGAACAGAAAAGATATTATTATAGTAACTATGGCATTGAAAATTTTGTAGACATAGTTAACGGTAAGACAGACACTATAAATAGGGCAGAGAACTATGATAGGTATAGTTTAGATAATTTCATCGAATGGTGGAAGAAGAAAGCAACCAAACGATGGGATAGTTTAAGAACGGATGCCAGACTGAGGAGAGATATAGAAGTTTGGTCTAATAATAAAAATATAGATATAATAAGATAATGTTAATAAGTAAATACTATAAAGATGATGGAACAGTAGCAGAGGTTCATACTAATCAAGTAGACGAAGATAAGGTTTATAATTATATAGTCTATAAAGATAAAAATGGAATATTCCACAAAGAAATATTTCAAAATAAATCTGTAAGTTATGTTGAAGATGCTGCTGAAAATTATGCGTTAGGAATTAAGGAGTTGAATGATGCCGACAAAAGGTAAGATTGAAGGTCATAAAAATGGTCACTACATCGCAGGTGTAGATACTGAAAGTGCTAATCATAAAGAAGGTAAAAGATACTTACACGGTAAGAGAAGACCAGACCTAGATGCTCTCGAAGCAGGGGATCCAGATAATAATGCTACAGATTGGTCTACCGACTTTTTAGGCAAAATTAATGGATCCAATAATTGATTATGAAAGAGGGATACACCCTCTTTGTGGAAAAGATGTTAAGGTTCATAAAGATATAATCATAACACCTTTTTACACAAAAGAATATTGTGACTCACTTATTCAGTATTGTAAAAAGATAGATAATTATTTTTTCTTGAGTGAAGACCAATATACTAATAAGAGTTTGTGGATGCATATGTTCAGTCAAATATGGTATTGGAAATATGCTACTCATTGTAAAGAATATTTAAAACCAGTAATCGACAAAGAGTATTGGGAACATTCTTACAAAGGTATCTCTCCACCATTTATTAATAAATATTCATTAAATGAAGAATCGCAAGATGATATGCCACTTCATTGTGATGAAAGTGGTATTTCAATTGTTGTAAAATTAAACGATGATTTTGAGGGCGGTGATTTGGTATTTCCTAGACAAGAAATAGGAAATAAAGACTTCCCAGTAGGAACTATTTTTATTTTTCCTGGATGGGCAACACACCCACATTATGTTTCCAAATTAACTGCTGGAAATGATAGATATTCGTTGGTAGGGTTTTCTATACCACCTTCGTGGGAAGATAGTCCGAATGTAATTAAATTTTAATATAGGAAGTGATATGGGATTGAAGGTTATTGATGATAGTGAAAAGGTAGACATCGGTCCATCAAAAGATGGCACTTATGAAGGTGCTATGGGTGGGACTGAGTTGATGAATAAAGCATTATATGATAGAGTTGATAATGATTTACTCGATGAATTTAATATTATCAAATCTCGTGTTCGTTGGGTAGACCCTAATAAGAAAAACATTCTTTGGTTACACGATACTTGGGACGACCCAGAATCGCAACATCTAAAAGATGCTGAACAAAGAAAACGATTTGCTAAATTAGTTTTCGTATCGAACTATCAATTACAAACTTATAATCTTGCTTTAGGTGTTCCTTATGCCGAATCGAGAGTATTAAGAAATGCGATTGACCCAATTGAGTTTAAAGAGAAAGACAATGATACCATTCGTATCATTTATCACACAACTCCACATAGAGGTCTGAATCTAGTCTATGCGGGTGTAGCAGAAGTTGCTAAGCACATACCTAATATCCATTTAGATGTTTACTCATCGTTTGAAGCATACGGTTGGAAAGAAAGAGACAAACCTTATGAAGAACTCTTTCAACAAATCAAAGACCACCCTAATATGACTTATCATGGATATCAACCTAATGATGTGGTAAGAAGTGCGTTACAAGAAGCACATATATTTGCTTACCCTTCTATATGGCCAGAGACTTCTTGTATCTCTGCACTTGAAGCAATGAGTGCTGGATGTGAAGTGGTTTGTCCTAACTTCACAGCATTAACAGAAACAACTGGTAACTTCGCAAGAATGTATCAGTGGTCAGAAGATTTAAATGAACATGCCAATGTCTTTGCGAATAATCTATATGCTGCTGTTCAACAGCATCGTGATGAAATGTTACAGAAGAAATTAATCTTTCAAAAGAATTGGGTTGATAATTTTTACAATTGGGATTTAAGAGCAGCAGAATGGACAGATTTTCTACAGACATTGAAGTAATTGATAATTTAGTAGACGAAGATTATTGCTACTACATAATAGATAAATTATATTATGCCAAAGATGTTTGGAACATTGCTTATGATGAAAATACAATAAGTAAAAATTACACTTGGAATAAGGTTTCTAATAAATCAGATACTGGATTTCTTTTTTTGAGTTATTCAAAAGATGCTACTGATGAAAAGAATAAAAAATATGCTTGGTTGACTTCTTTAGTAGATTATATCTATTTTAGATATTTACAATCTAGTAAGTATGAATATAAAAATCCTGAATTACATAGAGTGTTATTTAATTACTATAACACTGGTTCTGATGGTATTGACCATACTGATGCTACAGACCCAAATGTTCGAAGTGTTACAATAAACTTAAATACTAATGATGGTGGAACTTTAGTTGAAAATGAATTTGTGCCTTCACAAGTCGGAAGAGGTGTTGCTTTCAATTCAAATATTAGGCATAGAGGAGTAGGTCCGACCGAAGTTAAACAAAGATTTGCTGTAAATGTAGTTTTTACTTATGATGATGTTAGACTTAAAACTTGACTTCTTCTCTTTATTATGGTATACTTGACACTATGAAAAAATTAATAGCAAAAATCAGACGATTCTTTAATTGTAAATCTGAGCACTGTAAACACTGGACGGTCTTCAAAATATTTAAGAAGAAACCAGATTACAGAGCATTGTATGAAGAACAATTGAAGATGACTCAAAAGTGGGAGTTTCGATATAATAAACTATATCGACAACTAATGTTAATATGTAGAGAAGCAGAGGAGAGAGTAGATGGCAACGAAGACACCAAAGTATAGTAATGTTCACCCTTCAGTTTTAGCACTTCCTGATGATAACGAGTTAAGTCGTGTCAATGTGCGTGGTTGGATTAAACATCAGAAAGAATTACTTAAAGTAGAAATGTATAACTTCCGTAGAGGTTTAGGTAAGAATACTCTTGCGAATATCGGTAAGATTAAAGGTTACATTTCTCAATTAGAATACTATCTTGCTAACGGTGATTATGTAGCAAATTTTTGGGGTGAAAAAGAAAACAACCCAGTATCTAAACAATGTATTGCGATGGCATATGATAAAGACGGCATGCCGAAAAGAACGATAGGTGTCTACTATCCAGATGTCGGTGCTGTATGGACAAAGGAAATGGAAAGTGGCTATCAACATTTATTATAGTCAAAACAGAAAGTGGGCAAATGAACTGTGTGATTATGAACCACAACCTCTACTAACTTCAGAATATTATAAAAGTCTTCCTTTTAATACTTACAGAAGATGTTATTCTAATTTAGAATATTTTAAAAATGTTTTTATTATGAAGTCTCCATTCAAATTTGATATGAGATTAGAAAACGAATCTCTAAAAACTTATAGAGACCAAGAATGGTTTGATAATTATATAGACTTGGTTCATTCTGATGAAGGTGTTATACAATTTTTGTTCGGCACAACATTCTTTTCTGATTCTGATGTCGAAATGAGTCAAATACCTGCCAGTTTACACAACAATAGTTTTACAAGAAATACAAGATTACTTTCTGGAACAATGAATATATCAAAATGGTTTAGACCAGTCCATGCCGCAATATTATGGACAAATGACTTTGATGTAGAAAATAATGATGCTTTATTTTATCTAAAATTTCATACGGATGAAAAGATTAACTTTAAGAAATTTAAAATGAGTGAAGAGTTAGAAGATTATCAAAATGATTGTATGACTTTAAAGCAAAAACAACCAAGATTAAATTTCAAAAAAATCTATGATATGTTTACAAAACGGAATTTTAATGATAAAATAATGAAAGAGATTAAGAAAAATCTTATGGAGTAAATTATGATTTTAGTTGACTTTAGTCAAATAATGGTTTCTAACGCCATGATTAACATGGACAAGAAAGAAACTACAGTGAATGAAGATTTGTTAAGACATCAGATATTGAATAGTCTTAGACAAATCAAAGTAGATTATGGTAAAGAATATGGTGAAATGGTTATCTGTGCTGACGACCGTCACTATTGGAGAAGAGATATCTTCCCTTACTATAAAGCATTAAGAAAAGAAGGTAGAGACGAATCCCCAATCGATTGGCAACAAGTCTATGGTGTATTGAATAAGATAAGAGATGAGATTAAAGAATACTTCCCTTATCGAGTTATACAAGTAGAGAAAGCAGAGGCAGATGATATCATCGGTGTTCTTTGTAAAGAGTTTGGTGTTCAGTTAATGAATGAAGTTTCAGAAAAGATTCTGATTATATCTAGTGATAAAGACTTTCAACAACTACAAAAATTTGTAAATGTTAGTCAATGGTCAACCATTCAAAAGAAATGGGTGAAGGTAGATAATCCAGAAGCATACTTAAAAGAACATATCATTCGTGGTGATAGAGGTGATGGTGTGCCTAACATATTAAGTGAAGACAGTGCGATTGTATCACACTCAAGACAATCACCCATACTTTCAAAAAAACTCGAAATATGGTTAAATCAAGACCCTCAGGACTTCTGTGAAGGCGATATGTTAAGAAACTATAAGAGAAATGAACAGTTGGTAAATCTTGATTTAGTGCCAGATAATATTTCAGAAGAAATACTAAATACTTATTATAATTATGACATACCGAAGAAAAACGGTTTACTAAATTATTTTATTAAGAACAGATTGAAAAATCTAATGGAAGTGATTGGAGACTTTTAATGAATAAATTATTTCATCATATTTTTAAAGAAGTCCATAATGCGAAAAGCAGAAAAGACAAGATTGCGGTTCTACATCATTACAGTAGTCCAGCATTAAAACAAGTATTGGGTTATACTTACGACCCTAACATTGTATGGGATTTACCAGAAGGTAATCCACCATATAAAGAACTGGAAGCAGACGACGAAGGTTGTATTGACTTACAAGGTGAACTGAGAAGATTCTATCTTTTCTTTAAAGGTGGTAACGAAGGTTTGAAACCAATGAGAAGAGAAATGCTGTTTATCGAACTTCTACAGTCTTTAGACCCTCGTGATGCGAAAGTAGTTTGTATGATGAAGAATAAGAAACTTGAATATAATGGTTTGACAAAGAAACTTGTTCAGGATGCTTTCCCTAACTTAGGAGCAAATTGGTAATGAATCCAGCAGTAATTATTGGAAACGGTGTAACAAGAAAACAGATTGATTTAAATAAGATTGGTAAGCAAGCAAAGAAGTTTGGTTGTAATGCTCTTTACAGAGAGTTTGATAACTATGACTTTTTAGTTGCTATTGATGAAGGTATGATTGGAGAACTGTTAGAGAATGTTTTACACAAAGCATCTTTAATCATTCCACCAGAAGAAGATAGATACGAAGAGAATACGGGTCGTAGAAACAACGCAGGTATGGTTGCGATGAAAGAAGCAATCAAAATGAAACACGATACATTATATTGTTTAGGTTTCGACTTCATTCTTTCTGGTGAGATATCAACTGATAATGTATTTAAGAACTCTGACAACTACGGTCCAGAGACACATGCGAGAGAAGAAGATAATTTTCATAGAGTTAGATACTTAGAATGGTTTGCTTCTCAACATAAGAATGTAACATTTATATTTGTTGTTCCAGATGAGAACATCGGTGATGTGAAACCTATTGAAGGATTTAATATTACTGCTATGAGAACAAGAGACTTTATTAAGAAACTGGAGAGTTAAATGGCAATTTTAATCGAATATCAGAACTACATTTATCTTGGATTTTTAGCATTCGCAACTGGTGCTTCTTATTACTTTGGTAATCAAAGAGGTTATACTGACGGTATGAATCAGATTGTGATTGATTTAATGAATGATGGTTACATCGATAGAGAAGGTGTATTCATTCCTAAACCAAGAAGGGATAAAGACTCCCAAGAATAGTATTCAATGGGGGCTTAAACCGTTATACTATATTATAATTTCTTAGATTTCTAAAAACTCAAAAAAACCCATCATCGAAAAAATCGATAGTAGAGTCCTTTTACTATCGAAAAAAACATCACTTTTTTTAAAAAAAACGCTTGACTTTTCCGTAAAGTCTGATATACTGTAAGTATGAAGATTGAGAGAAAAACAAATATTTTAACTAACGAGGTGTCTATGAATACTGAAATCAAAAAACTATTTACTACTATTGCTGAGTCTTACGAGACTTTCTTTGAAAATTCGTTCTTTAACGAACCAGATATCCTTAAACATAAAGATGAACGAGTCAAAGAGTTTGCTGACTCTCTTTACATTGATATGAAAAGAAAATACATTCGTATTGCTACTCGATGGACTGCTCACGGTGGTAGTGGCCATACTTGGGGTTACATTGAGAAAGAAACTGGTGAGTTTTGTATCAATGCTACTCCTTCTGCGAAATTTAAGAAGTCTAGGGGTAACATCTTTAAACCAGAGACTTGGGGAACTGTTCGTTGGACTGGTCCTACTTACTTAAACTAAGGAGAGAGATTATGACTTTTGATGATTTAATTGGTAAACATTTGAATATGACAGTCGATTTTGATGCTAAGACTGGTAAGAGTATTATTGGTAAACAATTCATCGACGACCTACGAGAAGGTCCGATGGGTGAGAATGTTGTGATGTTGCGTAGGGAAGGTGCTGATTCTGTCCCAGTATCAGTGTCTAAGTTCCTAAGTGTTGTTGAAGAAAACTGTAAAATATACGGTGAAGATGTTGTTTTTGCTGACATATAACCCCACAACAAACGAGGGTTTATTTCGAAAAAAAGTGTTGACAAAATTTGACAGTGTGTTATAATATGTATGTTGGTAATGAGAAAGGAGAAGAAAAATGATTGACGGTTTAGTGATTGACATTGAAGAGTTATTTGCTGAAGGTTATACAGTCGAAGAGATTGCCAAGATGCTCGGTGTTGCTGAGAGTATTGTGAAGACTGTTGAAGAAGAATTAGAAAACATATAGGAGAGATTATGATTACTGGATTGATTGCTGTTTTAGTTATTACTGCGTTGGCATTGCCTTTAAAGTTTGCTGTTCCGAGACGACCAGTTCCCATCACTATTGATGATGTTACTGCTACTGGTTGTGATATGATTGCTTTTGTTCCGAGGATTAAGTAATGTTGAACACAGAAACTTATAGAGATTATATTTTGGATGGTGTAGTGTCCAAGTGTTGTGGTTCTGAGATTCTCGTTTCAGATGTTTGTACTTGTTGTGAGAAAGAATCAGAAGCAGTTCCCGAAGAATTGATTTATGAAGTTGTGGAGGGTTGCTAATGATTGAATATCCAGAGTTTACAAGTGTTCGTGCTGAGGCATGTTTTGAAAGAGCAATGGATGTAGCAGAGATTGCTGCTAGGAATTCTGATAAGTTAAACAGAGAAGATTATGAAACACTTAGGTCAGTCATTTCTGATTTGAAAGTTCTTGCTAATATATTAGAAACCAAAGATAGATTTGAAAAGGAGTGTGGATAATGATGAAGCAAATTAGTATATCAGAATTTGGTGGAGAGGTAAAGTTCACCAAATACATCGCAAGTAATCAAGATGTGAGTGATAAACTTTTGGAAGCAGTCGATAGTGGTATGTCTGACTATCGAGTTGTTGCCGAAGAATACACAGCAGCAAGTAAGAGAGTTGATTTAGTTGTAAGAGATTCTGATGATAATGTTGTTCAAGTCGTAGAATGTCAAGATGCTAACGGTTGGTTAGACCCAGTTCATGCTTCTAAAATACTTTGGTATAGTCACGATAAGGATTGTGATGATATTGTTCTTATCACAGAAGATATGACCGAAGATATGAGAGATTTTATTATTAAATTAAATAATAAGAGTTGGGTAAACATTTATGTTGTTTCACCTACTATCATCGAAACAGATAAAGAGGTGGATATATTCTTTAAAGTTTTATTAAGACCTATCGAACCAAAAGTAAAAAGTAAAAATATTGCTAAAAGTAAGGATCCAGGATTTAGAGAAATTTGTGAAGAAATCAAATCAAACTATGAACCTTTCTTTACTAACTCGGCAAAATATTGGGTAAGTAGAAATGGTGTTAATAAAGGTGGTCACAAAAGAGTTAACTTAGCAGTTAGACCTCAAAACAACGGAACCTACAAGTCTGAAATCTATCATACTCGTAGTTCTAAAGTTGATATAGAAACATTTAGAAATGATTTAGTAAAAGTCATCCCAGAATACAATTTTACTTTTACTGGTAGTAATGCTTATGTGTATTTCAATAAAGTAGAGGATGCGGTTGATGCAGTTAAATTGTTTAATGAGAAATTTGAAAATAGGGAGTTAGAAATTAATTATGTCTAATATTAAAAAACCAGAAGAATTTTTTTGTGTGTTAAAGAGTGTAGACTCTTATTGTGATGACTTAGGTGTCCATCCATTGTTAGAAGATGGAACTCCTGATATGGAAGATGTAGTTCCTTATTCTCAGATTGATGATAAGGTCTTCGAAAAACTAATGACCGAAGAAGACTTGAGAATGTGGAAACAAATCAGACAAATATTTGGTGTCTATGTCTAAGGGTGTATTAGTAACTTACTTCGGTGAAAGATATCTGTCTTTTAGAAATGGAAGATATTCTTATCTTGTTCAACCAAAGTATAGAGAAGTTTTTGACAAGTATATGATTAAAGGTCATTCATTAAATCAGATTTGGTTAAGTCATTTCTGCGATTATTGTTTTGACCATAAAACATTTCAACAGTTTAAAGGAGATATGCATGAATCTATGGCAAGTGAGTGATGAGTATTATGAGAGTGGTAGTGGTAACCCTAAAGACGACCTATTAGATTATGGTCCGAGTTTTAAAGGTTTGCCTATGTGGGAACAACTAGGTAAGATTATTGATAGTGCTAAATTGATTGGCACAGTAAAAGCAAAGAAATATAAACCAGTTAAAACAGTTGTGACCGACGACGGTGCGAAGTTTCAACTGAGTGAGAAACAAGCAGACAGAATTAAAGAATTAGTAAGTGCGTTTCCGATGCCAGTAAGAGCAGATATTTTTAAGGAAATTCAGTTAAAAAAAGGCTTGACAAAGTTTATAAAGTATAGTAAAATAGAGAGTATCTCTGATGAGGTATTGATAAAGATTTATAAGGAAATTAATGAAGAATAAAGTAATATTAACAGACTGCGACGGTGTCCTACTCGACTGGATTCATTCTTTTACAGAATGGATGTTGAAACGAGGATACAAAGTTCGTGATGGTGGTAGTGGTGACTATCAGATTCACAAACGATTTGGTTTAGAAGATAAGAAGATAGGTCGTCAGTTAGTTCGTGAGTTTAACGAGTCAGCATCGATTGCGTTTCTCACACCCCATTTAGATGCGATTAAGTATGTGAAGAAACTACACGAAGAACACGGTTATGTGTTCCATGTTATCACATCACAATCAAAGAACCCTCACGCACAAGAGTTGCGTAAACAGAATTTGAAACGAGTATTTGGTGAAACGGTATTCGAAGACTTTATTATACTTGACACTGGTTGGGATAAAGACCATGCGTTGAAACGATATAAAGATTCAGAATGCTATTGGATTGAAGATAAACCAGAGAATGTAGAAGTCGGACAAGCAATGGGTCTGACAAGTGTTTTAATGGAACACGACCACAATCTGGATTATGTCAATGGTGATATTTCAGTTTGTAAAAACTGGAAAGAAGTTTATAATTTAGTAACGGGAGAATAAATGACAAAATTCACAAAATCAATAATTGGTGTAAATGTAGTAAACTTAGCATTCCTACTATCGTTTAGTGCGAACGCATTTTTTTCACCAACCATTCCTAATATCGTTCCTGCGATAGCAACTGCGAAGACAACAGCACCAAAGAAAGCACCTGAGAGTGTTGGTAATGCTGTTAAGAGTTCAGTTGTAGCAGTTGACGAAATTGTATTGTCTGACGGGACAGTTTGTGTTAATGCTGTTATCGGCAAATCATCAATCTTAATGTGTAATTCAAAATAGGGAGAATAGTATGACTTTAGAATTAGTTGCGTTTTTAGTAATTGTTAATATGGTGTTTAGTGGTGTAATCTTATTTAAGTTGTGGGATTTAATTATTGATTCTACTTCTGATATTAGACATCAAGTTAATGAACAAACAACAAGGATTAGACAAGACCTAGTATAATGTCCACACCTAAATGGAAAAAGGCTGCTCGTCAAGAGCAGCATTCTATATCTAAACAACAAAGAGCATACGATAAACTCTTTGAGAATCTAAAAGAAATAGAACCAAAGAAATTAAATTGGAATGTTTCTTCACCCAGAGGACAACAACGAGAAATCAGAAGTGTAACTGGTAAAGGTAATACACCTGCCCCAGAAAAGAGAAGTTACACTGGTGACTATATAGTAGGTATAGCAACAATGCATAAGAGTAATCTTGTGCCAGTTTGTAAAGATGATGAACCTACTAATTATGCGACAATGAGAAGAAACTAACATGGAAAAAATTGAAACATATCATAATTATGTCTCAACTGTGAAATTAGGTTTAAACACAGAAAAAATATTACAATCGTGTAACTATGTTGCTGATGATGTTATTAAAAGATACGGTCATCTTAAAGGGGGATATGAAGCAGGAAAGGGAATAGAGACAACGAAACTTTATAATCATTATAATTTTTTAATGTATCCACTTCCTGAAATGGGTCGTCTATATAAAAATATTTGCCATTACTTTAGAGAAATAAGTAAAAGTAAAGAAGAATGTTTTATACAATGTTGGGTAAACATATTCAACAAAGGTGATTATATAGATTGGCATAGTCATTGGCCTTCCGAATTAAATACTTGGCATGGGTTTTATTGTGTTAACGCAGAACCTAGTGTAACATCTTATAAAATTCATGGAATAGACAATCAAATAGATGTTATAAATAAAAACGACCAATTAGTCATATCACCAAGTGGCGGTGATTTACATAGGACTTGGGATTGGGAATATGAAAATCCAAGAGTAACAATTGCTTTTGATATTGCTCCTGGAAAGAATATCGATATTGAAGATTATGAAAACCACTGGATACCAGTTATTTAATTATGCCTACATATGATTTTAGAAACACCGATACTGGTGAAGAGTTTGAAGAAACAATGGGTATCTCTGCTAAAGAAGATTACCTAAAAGAAAATCCACACATAATACAAATCTTTACTAAGATGCCAGCATCCGTTCGTGGGTCTGACAAGTGGAATCCTGGAAACAACAAAGATGAAGGTTGGAAAGAGAATATGGCAAGGATTGCCGAAGCACACCCCAACTCTCACTTAGCAGAAAAGGTGGGCGGTCGTAATACTAAACAATCAAAAGTCGCAGAGATTGCTCGTAAACGACAAGCATTTAAGAAAGATTATAAAATGGATTTTGATGCGAAAGGTGTAAATGAAAAAACTTGAATGGAATTGGTATAGAGATGTTCATTCAAGGTTTTACGAAACCCCAGATGATTACATAAACCATTATATTGAAAAATCTAAAAAAAGTAAAAACTGTTGGTGGAGTTCTTTACCTTCTATAATAGGTGGAAAGGATAAAGGTTTACTCAGTTATTTCAAAAGAAAGTTTGAAGAATTACATAAAACTGGTGATGATAGTTTTTTAAAAGCAGGTTCATCACCAGCAACCGCAAAAGCATGTCCAGCAATTAATACTCTATTAGATGATTCGTATATACTCAAAACCCCAACTGATATTTTCATAAACATCGAAGGTAATAATGTAATTGTTTATCCATATAGTGGTGATTGGGATATTGTTATTCACCAACATTCAAATGAAGAATTTCATACAGAAAATAATAATCCGTTTGAAGGGTATATCAATATTAAATTTATGTTTCCTATATTATTAAATAATAATAACATACCGTATATCTACCTTCACCCACAATATCATAGTGATAATTTGCCGTTTACAGTTATAAATGGAGTTGTCAATAAAGATTATAAACACGAACCTTTAAACATTAATACTCTCATAAAACTAGGTGAATCAAAGACATATAGAATAAAAGCAGGAACACCTTTGGCATATATTTGGTTTCCTGAAAAAACAGAATTAGTTCATAATCCAAAACTTCACTTCCCACTTAAAACAAGTCCTATAGGCAAACCTCTTTTTAAATAATACCCACAAAATTTATATTAGTATTTTCTAATGTTTAAAACTTGACTTTTTATAAATATTAGTATATAATAATATAGTAATATAAAAAGGAGAAAGAAATGATTTCTAAATGTAACGAAGACTACTGTCCTGGATGGTTAGGTGCGATGGTCATCGGTATTGCTATGTGGGTTGCTCTTACATTTGTGGCAATCAAAGATGCTCATTCAGAAGTGATAGTTTCATTCGAAAGAGAATTACCAGAACAAACTTTTCACTT